AGCTAATAAAGAAGCAGCCTATACATGGCTTCGAGAAAACGGCCTAGGTGATCTTATTAAAAATGAGATTACAGTTTCCTTTGGTCGTAACGAAGATAACAAGGCATCGCAATATGCGGTCCTTGCAAAGGGTCAAGGGTTTGAACCTGTCCAGAAACTTAAGGTTGAACCAATGACTCTGAAAGCATTGGTCAGAGAGCGTCTTGAGTCTGGACAAGAAATGCCCTCTGATCTATTTAACGTGTTCGCAGGAAACAGAACTAAAGTAACAAGGAGTAAATAAACATGAACCAAGTAACAGAGAAAAAGTCTGCACCACTTCCAGCAAATATGTTTGAAGACGATGCAGCAAAAGGTTTAGGTGCAATAGGTCAAGAAGATCTAGCCTTACCTTTTTTAAAAATCCTAGGACAACTTTCACCGGAAGTTAACAAACGTGACGGTAAGTATGTTGAGGGTGCAGAACCAGGAATGATATTCAATTCTGTTTCTGGAGAACTCTATGACGGAGTCAAAGGTATCGATGTAATTCCATGCTTCTATAAGTTGGAGTACATTGAATGGAAAGATAGAGGAGAAGGTCTAGGTGCACCAGTTGCAATTTATGATTCATCTTCTGATATCATGTCCAAAACAAAACCAGATGCAAACTACAAAGATAGATTACCAAATGGTAATTATATTGAAAAGACTGCATCGCACTTTGTTATAGTAGCGGGGGATAGTCCATCAACAGCATTGATCTCTATGAAATCTACTCAATTAAAAATTAGTAGAAAATGGAACTCAATGATGTCTGGAATTAANATGAAGGGTGCNAACGGAATGTTTACACCGGCATCTTTCAGCCACATTTACAAACTAAAGACTACTCAAATGTCAAATGATAAAGGCACTTGGTTTGGTTGGGAAGTTAGTAAAGTCGGCCCAGTAACTGACAAAGGTCTTTACGATCAAGCTAAAGGTTTTAGTGATAGCATTTCTAAAGGAAGTGTTAAAGCTAAACACGGCGAAGATAAACCAAAGGACCAAACTAGCATTATATAATTCCTTTTGGAATATGTGCACAGTGTGGGCCTAAAGCGAGAGTAGAGGGCCCACAGAAACAGTTATTATGGAAAGATACATAGAATTTTTTAATGGATATAGGAATGCCTACGGTGTAGCTGACTTCAATCACCAGGATTCCAAAGTAGATTCTGAAACAGGTAAAAAGAAACCTGTATACAGATGGAACTTTGAGGAACTTACTAACGATATCTATCAGCAACATATAAAAGGTGAACTATCAATTGGTATACAACCATGTACAGAGGACTCAGAAGTAAAATTTGGAGTCATAGATATAGATCCAAAAGACTACTCTAGTTTTAATAAAAAAGATTACATAGATATTATACAACAATACGAATTACCTTTACTACCAGTAGAATCTAAAAGTGGTGGTCTACACTTATTTATATTTATGAATAAGTTTACAGACGCATCACTAATCAAATCATTCTTAACAAACTTATTATCTTTGTTTGGACTTAAACAAGACACAGAAATATTTCCAAAACAAACTCAGTTAACAAAAGATAGTGAGACCGGTCAACTACGACCAGGACAATTTATAAATCTACCCTACTTCGGCGAGGAGCGTAAGGCTTTAAACGTTGATGGTACAAAATTTACTTTGGATCAATTTATAGAAGTGATCAGTGCAAACCTGGTTAACAAAGAAAGACTGAAAGAAATTACAGAAGGAATCGAAAGCAAAAGTATGGAAGGTGTTGACGAAGAATTTATAGAAGGTCCGCCATGTCTAGCAGCAATATCTAAAATAGCAAACCAAGAAAAGTTTGATGGTAAAGACAGGTTTATGTATAACTATCACGTCATGGTTAAGATGAAATATCCTGACAGCTGGGAACAGAAAGTTATGAATGCACCGGTAAAATATTTTTCAGGTGTACATGCTAATGCATGGGATAAAAAGTTTTTAGGACAGAAAGTAAAGTCATGGAACAGAAGTAGTAAAGGTTATACTTGTACTGAAAGTCCATTGAGTGAGCATTGCAAAAAAGGTATTTGTGTTAAGAAAAAGTTTGGAGTCTTGCGTGGAGCAAAAGGTTCTTATCCTGTATTGACTAACCTAAAGAAGATAGATCTAGATCCAGAACCAGAGTATGAATTTGATGTAACAAAACCAGATGGTATTAGCACAGCTACAGTACACTGTAGAACTGTAGAACATTTAAACGATCAACGTAAAAGAAGAAATGCAATATCAAAAGCTGCAGGATTCTTTCCACCATTAATTAAGGGTGAAGAAGAACAAGTTGTTATGGATGCACTATACACAACACAGAAAGTTGTGTTACCGCCAGTAGGTACATCACCAAAAGAAAAATTACATGATGTTATACATGCAAAAATAAATGGACCAAAGGCTACCAGTGATGCTGCATTTAAAACTGGATCAGTATTAATCGAAGGTGACTATGCATACTTCAAGTTTGAAAAATTTTATGACAAATTAAAAGCAAAAAACTGGAAATACAGTGAAGATAAAACCGGACGTATGATGCAGATCACATACCAGGATTGTGAGATAGAATTTTTAGAGCAGAAAAGATATCCATCAAAAAAAGTCGGAGAGTACAACTCATCAACAAAAAATATAATACAGATTAATATAAAAACTTTTGAGGAAGTACCTATACATCACACTAAAACAAAACATAAGACGGATATACTATGATCAGTAGAAAATTATTCGGGCCTCCGGGAACGGGGAAGACAACTAAACTATTAAAGTATGTTAAAACATTTTTAAAACTAGGTACACCTGTAGATAAAATAGGATACTTTGCGTTTACAAAGAAAGCTGCAAACGAAGCTGTCGATAGAATGTTAGACTATCACACAGCATTTCAGAAAAAAGATTTAAAACATTTTAGAACTCTACACTCCTTGGCATTTACTCAACTAGGCATGAAGAAAGCTCAAGTTATGCAGGATGAACACTACGAAGATATTGGTAGGACTCTTGGTATTGAGGTTACGGTTTACTCTCGTGGTGAAGAGAACACAGGTTTTATAAATTCTGATAGTGAATATTTTAATTTAATAAATGCAGCTAGAATAAAAAATATAACTGCAGAAGAAGAGTACAATACAGATATGTATTCACAGGATATGGATAAAAGATTATTAGAAATAATCTCTGATGAAGTAGATAACTACAAACAATCTTATGGTTTGATAGATTTTACAGATATGATTGAAAAATTTATTGTGTCAGGATTGTGTCCAAAATATGATGTAGCTTTTATTGATGAGGCACAGGATTTATCACCGATACAATGGAAAATGTTTGATATTATCAAGGAAAACAGCAAATATGTTATACTAGCAGGCGATGATGATCAAGCAATTTATGGTTGGGCAGGCGCAGATGTAAAAAAATTTCAGCAAGAAGTTTCAAAGAAAGACATAATTTTGCCACAATCTTACAGGGTTCCACAACTTGTACAAAGCCTTGCAGATAAAATTTTAAAACAGATACCGGACGATAGAAGAATACAAAAAAGTTGGAGTGCTAGAGAAGAAGAGGGTACTGTAAATTATATCTATAGTACAGAAGATGCACCACTTGATCAGGGAACATGGCTAGTGCTAGCAAGATACAATGATAAACTAAATAGACTTAAACCTACACTAAAAGAACGTGGTATTTATTTTGAATTTCAAGATCGTAAAAGTTATAAGATAACTTTGTTTAGGACAATATTAAATTATACACGTTGGACCAAAGGAGATCAATTATCTTTAGCAGAAATAAAAGATATATTTGAATACACTGGTACAGATACAGAAGTTACAGAAGAAAGAATGTATGATCTAGCAGAATTTGGATTTAGTAAAGACACACCTTGGTATGATGTGTTTCAATCAGACTATGAAGAATGTTTATATATACGAGAAATGTTAAGTAATGGGGAAGAATTAAGTAAATCTCCTAGAGTAAAATTATCTACAATACACTCAGCAAAAGGAGGAGAAGCTGACAATGTATTGTTAATGTTAGATAATACTAAAACAATCAGAGACTCTATAGAAAAGAGTCCGGACAAACAAGACGAAGAACATAGAGTTTGGTACGTTGGAGTAACACGTACAAAACAAAATCTTTATGTAATGTCAGCAAAAAAGGAGGATCAAGGTTATGACGTCGAAGGACTTATTTAATGAAGCGTTTCCACAAGACAAACAAATTGGAGGATCTCATTATAAAAATTTTTATATTCAACCTTATGAATTTATTTCTAAAAACAATCTATCGTTCTTTCAAGGGTGTGTTGTGAAATATGTTTGTAGATATTTACACAAGAATGGTATAGAAGATTTAGAGAAGATCAAACATTATTGTGAACTAGAAATTAAAAAGATGAAAGATGCCAAAAAAATCAAAAATAAATAAAAGTATTATAGTAGATAAAAAATATAAATTTGATTTAGAAATTTATCCAAGGTTGGTTAGTTGGGAGATATTTCCAAAAGATCACCATGCTTCTCTGTATGCTTTTTCAAACAAAGAAGAATTAAATAAATTAATAGAAGATAAATATATTTATGAAAAAAGAAAAAGGTAGACAATGGGATGGCATATCCAGACCATCTGATAATAATTATAGAAAAAACTTTGATAGGATATTTAAAACTAATCCTGTTGCAAAAGAAGTTAGAACATCAAAATTTAAATCACAAGTAATAGAAGATAAAACTAAATATAATAGAAAAAAATTAAGGGAGGAAGAAAACGAATGAAGATACCTAGATTTGAAGCACCTACCGAATGGTTAAAGCCTACAGAATTTCCTGACTTACGTCATGTAGATGAAATAGCAATTGACTTAGAGACAAAAGATCCAGACCTAATTAAAAAAGGATCTGGTTCTGTTATTGGTAATGGTGATGTTATAGGTATTGCAGTTGCAACCAGTCATTACAAAGGATATTTTCCAATAGCTCATGAAGGTGGTGGTAATATGGATAGAACTAAAGTTTTATCGTGGCTCAAGGATGTACTTGAAGCACCTTCAACAAAAGTTTTTCACAATGCTATCTATGATGTTTGTTGGTTAAGAGCATTAGG